AAAGTAAGAAGGGTGCAGCCCTTAAGAAGTGGTTTAAGGAAGAGTGGGTAGACGTTAAGACAGGTAAACCCTGTGGACGTAAGTCTGCAAAGAAGGGTGAGTCCAAACGCCCCTATCCCTCTTGTCGTCCTAAAGCTGTTGCAGCTAAGATGACCAAAGCTGAAAAAGCTTCTTCTGCTCGTCGTAAGACAGGCCCCGGTAAAATTAAACACGCTGTTACAGCTTCAGGGAGACGTAGAAAAAAGTGAGTTACGAAACTAAAGTAAAACAAGCTTTAGATATATGTTTAAACAAAAACTACTTTAAGGGAAACGACAAAGAAACAGCCATAGTAATGTACTCAGGCGGTATGGACAGTGTGTCATTATTATGGAATCTTTTGGAACACACAGAACAGGACATACACGTACACTCAATACACATTGACAACTCTGAGGGCCGTGTCAAAGCGGAAGCAGAAGCAGTTAAAAACACAATTAACTACATGAAGGAACACCAAAGACCCTTTGAGTTTTCTTCTTCGGTTTACTCCCTTAAAATGAAGTATCCCGGAGGTAAGGACATGACTCTTGCGTTGTTCCAAGCTATGAGAGCAGCGTCAGGTTTAGGCAAAGCGTTTAACATTGTGTACACAGGCGACTACAATATAGGTAGAGACGAAGGAGCAGAGGCTCAGGGTGTGCTTAACGCTCTGTCTACTACTCGACGTGTTAAGCCTATTTGGTTAGCGCCTTTTGAACACATGACGTACAACTCTGTAGAACGCAGCAAAGGTATCTACTTAAGTATGCCTGAGTACTTGCGTAACAATTACTGGTCCTGTAGAAAACCTACAGAGTTGCTTAGTGGTTTTGTTGTTTGTGGCGAATGTCACGCATGTGAACGACAAGAAGCCATGCAAAAAAACTTGACAACTGCATAAAAGTATGCTATAATAAAACTATAGTTAACAACATTAGAGGAAACTATGACTCCTGAGCTTGAAACCTACTTCGACAACTACAACGAACTCTTCAATCACGAAGGTTTCAAACAACTCTTACAAGAGTTATCTAATAATGCACAACAGTTGGCTGACATTCAGACAGTCAAGGACGTAGAAGATCTTTACTTCCGTAAAGGCCAAGTTGCTGCTTTTGCTACTGTAATTAACCTACAGGGTACTATAGAAGCAGCTAGAGAGCAAGCAGAAGTAGAAGTAGAAGGTCCAATTAGTGTTTAAAGTATTTGACTTCCGTTGTACAAACGGGCATGTCTTTGAAGAATTTGTAGAAGGTACCGTTACAACCAGTAGGTGCGGTTGTGGTGCCAACGCTACAAAAATGGTATCTGCCCCGTCTTTTCACCTTGATGGTGCTTCCGGAGACTTTCCGGGTCAGCATATGAAATGGGTTAGGGAACACGAAAAAGCAGGTAAACAATAACATCTCCATAATGATAACGATCACGGAGTTTAATTATGTCTAGAGCAACGATTATAGATCAAGCCCCTGAAGAAGGAAACGCAGATCAAATCGAGCAAAACGAAGTTAACGAGATTCAACACGACGTTGAGCAACCTCAAGCCGAAGAACCAAGTTTACCAGAGAAGTACCAAGGTAAGTCTTTAGAAGAAGTAGTACAGATGCACCAAGAAGCTGAAAAGTTACTTGGTCGTCAGTCTTCTGAAGTAGGCGAACTTCGTAAAGTTGTGGATGACTACATTAGTACTCAAACACAGCAAGCACCTCAACAACAATACGTTGAGCCTGAAGACGATATAGATTATTTTACGGATCCTCAAGCAGCCGTTAATCGTGCTATTGAGAATCACCCTAAAATTAGAGAAGCACAGCAGTACACTGAGCAGTACAAAAAGCAGTCGTCACTTGCAACGCTTCAAGCTAAACATCCAGACATGCAAACAATTCTTGGCGACCCCAAGTTTGCTGAATGGATTAAGGCATCTAAGATTAGGACTCAGTTGTTTGTAGCCGCTGACCAACAGTACGACGCTGACGCTGCTGACGAACTGTTTACACTCTGGAAAGAACGTAAAACAGTTGCACAGCAAACTGCTAATGTTGAAAAACAGGCACGTAAGCAGACACTTAAGGCAGCTAATACAGGCAATGCACGAGGCACTGGTGAGGGTTCACGTAAGAAAGTATATCGCAGGTCCGACATTATTAAACTAATGAAAACAGACCCTGAGCGTTATCAAGCTTTGTCAAACGAAATATTACAAGCTTATGCAGAGGGTCGTGTCAAATAATCTAAAGGAGATTAGACATGGCTGGTGAAACTTCCGGTGCATATTTTACAGCTAATGCTGTAGTAGACAAAACAGCAGCAGGTACTTTCATTCCAGAAATTTGGAGTGATGAGGTAATTGCAGCATATCAAAAGAACCTTAAGATGGCTCCTCTTGTCAAGCGCATTCAAATGGCTGGCAAAAAAGGCGATGTAATCCACATCCCTAAGCCTACTCGTGGTGCAGCTTCTGCTAAGGGTGAAGCCGCAGCAGTAACAATCCAAGCAAACCTTGAGTCAGAGTTGACTGTCACTGTTGACCGTCACTTCGAGTACTCACGTCTTATCGAAGACATCGTAGAAGTACAAGCTCTTAACAGCCT